TACCAATTCTCGTAAATTGGAAGTAACTATTACCGTTAAGCCAAGAAGAGCCTTTTGGCGTTTGGTAGACATATCTTTTTTGTTTACCCTCTCCCGTAGCTCCAGTTGGTGCAGATGTTGTAGGAATAACAACTGTATTACCACCACTAATAGTTAGTTGTCCATTGTTAAATGTCAATGTTTGTGGAGGTTGTGTTAGACCAGGTTCCCCTTGTTCGCCTTTGTCACCCTTTGGACCTTTTAGCGACTGTAGTTGTTCTGGAGTAAAGTCAGAGAATGTAAATGGGTCTCCTTTTGGTCCTTGTTCACCTCTTGGACCAACATCACCTTGGGGTCCTCTTTCACCTATTTCTCCTTTAGGTCCCGCAGGACCTACATCACCAGGTAAACCCCTTTCCCCTGAAACACCTTGCTCACCCTTATCTCCTTTTGGACCAGGTTCTCCTTGCAATCCTTGTGGACCTGTTTCCCCTTGTGGTCCACGCTCCCCTGGGATGCCTTGTTCTCCTTTTAACCCTTGTGGACCCTCTGGACCTTGTACACCTCGTGCACCAGATAAGTCTGTCAATAGACTGTATCCAGATTCATTTTTAATATATAGCTTTGCGTTATCTTCGTCTTCCACATTGTCTGTATTAATAAGAACAATGTCCCCCATATTCAACGAGTTAGACTCTGCTTGCATAGCAGATACGGAGTTATAAATTTTAACAATTTTAAACGGAGCTCCTTGCTCTCCTTTAGGACCAACTGGACCTTCTGGACCAATAGGTCCCTGCGGACCTGTAGCCCCCATAGGACCTGGAACCCCTTGAATCCCTTGTGGACCCATTTCGCCTTGTGGTCCCATAGGACCAATAGGACCAGGTTCACCAGTATCTCCTTTTTGTCCTTGTGGACCTGCCTCTCCACGCTCTCCTCTTGGACCCTCTATTCCTTGGATGCCTCGTTCTCCCTGTGGTCCTATTTCACCTCTAGGACCTTGTTCACCTTGAACACCTTGTGGACCTTTAAGTTTTTCTAATTGTTCTTCTGTGAAGTTTTCGTAGACAAAGGCGTCTCCTTTATCCCCTTTTAGACCAAATTTAACTTCGATTTTAATCGGGTCTGGTAAAGTAATTTCCAGATTATTTTTCTTCGTATCTGGGAGATTTACTTCCAATGTATTGTCCATATTCCTCCTATTTCCGTAGTCGCCCAAGTACATTCGTACTCATTAAATCCATTAACTTATCCATATGAGGCACACCGCTATCTCTCATATTCTCAATAATAGAAAGTGATTCACTATAGCATACATAGCCTATAGTGAACGTAATAGCTCTAATACCTAGTTCAATATGGCTGTTAGCTAAAGCAGAATCTATCATATCGCCAGCGACTAACAATAAAGCAATTTGAATCACTTTACTAACAAAGCCAAAACCTAGGTGAGAACTGTTAATCTTTCCAGCTCTAAAAGCTGGTATCCACCCATAGAAAGCACTAATAACAGTAATTCTTTCTTTGGGGATTCCCTCCTCTTGGAGGTATTCATAACTGATAGCAAACCATTTTGTAATAATATCAATTACGATAAGCCAGAAGATAGCTTGTGCAATATAAGCTACATCTGTTTCATGAATAGACATAACTAATGATAGAAAACTACCAGCAACTACCTTTATCTCCCAATAGTCCAATAGTTTTGACAAATGAGTAACGAATCTTTCATAGACATCTAATGCATCTGCCAAAACTATAAAGCCTAAAACGGATAAAAACCTATACGGAGGTGGGAAATGCTCCTGTAACCATTTAAGCATCAAAACCTCCTAATGATAAGAAATACCAGGACTTACAATGAATCTTCCTTGTAAAATCCTGGTCTTTTTTCCTTCTTTATTTGTTTGTAAAATATCATACCAATATTCACCAACCTCTTCGTAATTGAGACCTTCCGTATCAATTTTAGAGGTTAGTTCGCTAGGGAAGTAGAAATCTACCAAGCCATCGGGGGCATCTACAACAGTAGATACCGCCTCGATTAACACTTGGTCACTTTCCGCATCTTCTCTAACTTTTAATGTAAATTGGTAATCCGTAATATCTACTGGGGTATCGTGACTATCTTTTATCCGTAATTGGAAAGAAAAGTCATCCCCTTGATTCACCACTAACTCTTGCGTTGGTGGCATTAGTTTTCGTTTAGCCAATTTACCTCCTTGTTAGTTACTCAGTAGCTTCGGAACGTTTAGCTTCTTGTTCAGCAAGCCATTCAGATACTAACTCAATATAGCGTTTAGGAATAGCTTTTTTGCCACCTACAGCCTCTTCTTTTGTTAATACCCAGCTACCATTAAGAATTAAGTAACCATAAATTGGAACCATTGTTTTGAAAATGTACATATCACATTTCTCCTTTACATAACATAAAACGGCATACACGTCCGTTAAAAAACTAATCATTTTTATCTCCTATTAATTTAGCCATTGCTTCGCTTATTTCAGAAAGAGCTGTCATAATCTGTTCGTTAGATATAGTTGGAACTGGGGGCTCGTCTCTTATTGAGTCAGAATTATTATTTTCTGGAACCTCTCGAAAAGGAATTTCTCTAATAAAGTTTTCTACTTTTTTAGGGTTACCATCGCTTCCTTTTATGTATTTTCCAGAATTATATATCTCGAACTGCTCTTGAGTAACCGTATACTCAGTCTCTTCCTCAGAAGTAAACAACCTGTATGGCTTTTCAAAGAAAAATTCTACATTATAAAACATATTTCACCTACGATACTTGCTTAGATGTTTCTTCTTCAATAATAATTACTCCACCATCAAATATTCTTGTGTCCACTATTTCTATAGAGCTTCTTCCTCCTAGAGTCCCAGTAAGAGGTATATTTTTACCGACCCAAGCATCTGGACAAGCCCCAATAGTAATAGTGAATTCTGGAATTGGTTGATTTTCTGGAATACTTATTTCTTGAACCACTGGCTGAGATACCCCCATTTGGTATGCAAAATATCCATGCATCTCTCGGTGGTATCCTCCCCTTGCTCCGTGGTGAGAGTCGCTATGTATTTTACTTGGTACTGGAGCACCTATAATTTTTAAGGCGGGACCAAAGTAACCGTCATTCCACTTACTCATCCTTGTTCCTCCCGACCACAGCATTTTAAATGTTGGTTGGATTCCACTATTTAACAATGCCTCTTTATTGGTGGTATTAGATTCTAGGAAAAAAGCCGATGATGTATCTGCTAAATACCCCATAGTTTTAAATGGAGTACTGTGTAATTCCAAACCACTAGGATATCCCAACCCAAAATCACTTGCAAAGAAAGTTTCTTCTGGTTGTTCATTATGTCTCCAAGAACCATGATAATCATCTATTTTATATTGTTTTTCTTCTTTATTATTTATTCCCCCTACTATTGTTTCTGTTTTTGAAGTGCTGTAAGAAACACTTCCCCCAACTATTTTTGTTTCAGACGTGGCTGGTCTTGATTCTTGCGTAGAACAACTAGCCCCTATTAAAATAACCTTAAATCGTCTATTTTTTGGTTTAAATTTTTGAACCCCTCTGCCAGAAAAGTTTGTTATTACAAATCCAGTTTTCTGTATAGAGTAATAGTTTTCAATAGGGAAATCTATTGCCATAAACTTAACAGGAGCATCAAAAGGCTTATAAAACTTTAGAAAATCTGGAGGGTTAACAATCCACCCCAGAGATTCATTTAAAGGTAAGTCAAAGCCAGCACCAGCAGATAAAATACCCGTAATAATATTTAATCCCTTTTTTAGCGTGATATTTAAGTTATCGAACGGCTGTATTGATAGTTTATTTGCAACTACCGCACCAGAAAAAATATAATTATAATATTCGGTATATGAAGTTCCATTTTCACCACCATCATGATAAATTGAATCTACATAAGTGTCATATCCATTAGTTTTAAACATTTGGTCATTATTTAATTCTACACCCCCGTATTTTCTATTACCTTTTGATGAGCGAAGGGCTTCCCCTAATAATTCTCCACCATTTACAGTTACTCTAATTCCTTTCCTTTTTGTAAGGGTAACAGGAACCTCATAAGGAGTCCAAACAATTATATCTGAAGTTCTTTCTCCTTCTGCATAGTCCCATTGCTTAGCCCAAACTAATCCAGTTGGTTTTTCTAATTGGGTAAATGCCTCTATTTCAAAACCATTGTTCGATACGTTAATAGCTCTACAGTGGATTTCTTGTCCCAACCTCCCAGCGGAAATGGTCCCATATATAGGGATTATATCTGGAGTAACCATGACAAATGGAGTTGTGTCCCAGTTGATATTAATTCTATCCCCGTGTCGTGCTTCTCCTTTAATCATTCGACGAACAGACCCATAAGGAATCCCTTTAGAGTCATACCAAATTAAGCCACTATCACTAAACTTTGTATAAGAACCATTTCTTTGTCCTACTGACATCCCTGTCCCATCAATGCGAACAGAACCACCTTGAATAGATGTTCCTGTTTCGCTTAGGTCAATGACCCCAGCTCCTAGTTTATCTACAGTAACACTACCAGCTTTAATCTTATCGCCAGTAATAGAATCAGCTACCAGTTTGTCGCCTGTAATCGAGTTGGCTTTTAGCTTATCTGCATCAATAGAGCTGGACTTAATCCTATTCCCCTCAATACTGTCAACTTCCATATGGTCAGACGTAATAGCCTTAGCCGAAATCTTATCAGAAGTAATGGCGTTAGAGGCAATCTTAGCCGAGGTAATAGCATTAGCAGAAATCTTATCTGTAGTAATTGCTCCCTCAGCAATTTTAGTCCCTACGATGGCTTTGTCCCCGATGTGTTTAGAAGTAATAACATTACCGTCAATTACTGTATCTCCTGTAATGTGTACATACTTTCCAAGAATGGATACTCCATTCGGAGATACGTTAATACGAGATACAATTTCTTGTCCTGTTAGTGCTTTATTTGCATTGGACACTTTTAAGTCAATAGAGTTAGATAATTGGGTAATATTACTTTGTAACGAAGGAATCGTTGACGATGTAATTGTTCCAACCTTGCCTTGTAACTCCCTTACTGTACTATTAATTGAATTAGCGGTAGCGGTAATCCGTGATTCGTTTTGTTTATTGCTATCCGACACTTTCGTATCAATAGCATTGGATAGCTGTGTTATCTTGCTTGTTACCCCTCTATCAACACTGTCTATCGCTGTTCTTACTTCTTGGATTTTTTTCTGTGCATCGGCGATTCTTTTGTAGCTCAACGATTCATTTTTATAAACCTCTGGGTCTATTGTTTCTTGAACGGTAACCGTTTTCGGAGAAGACATAGTTCCCTCTCCAAAAATGTCTACATAAGCAACTTTGATAACATATGTCCCAGTGCTACAAATATACGTGTACTCATTTTCTTTGAGTTCTATTTTTTCGCTGTTAATGTACAAGTTAGCTCCAAAACAATCTTCTGGAATCTTGTCAAACTTGATATATAAACCGTCTGCTACGTGCTTAATAGTTAAGTTCCCAGGAGCTCTTGGCACCGCTTTGGCATATGGAATTTTAAAAGGAGCCGAGTAACTATTCCCTACCCCTCTATTATAGAGGTACCCTGTGCCCGTTCTTCCAAACGGTTTAACTTCGGAATGTAAGTCTGTGGTAACCTCTAACCTATTAAACAGATTGCCAGGATGTTCGTCCAGTCTTAACTCTGTCCACATGTATTGGTTTTGGTCATACTGTTTCCAAGACCAATACGCCCCTCTTTTATCGAAAACTACTGTTCCTTCATAAGGTGGTCTAGGGACATGTTTATTAGGCTCTACATAATGAGAAATCATAGGAGCCTTAGCCTCTATAGACTTGGCGTTATAAACATTTTTGCCACGGACTCTAATTAAATAGTTCTGACCAGGCTCGATGTTATCAATCAGATATTGGTTAGTCTTTGTTGTTTCATAATGCTTAACCCATTGTTGAGTAGAAAACCCAGCCAAAGTAGTGTGAAAATCGCCAATTTTAATGTCAATCACAGCACCAGCATACTTCTTGATATTGTCAGAGTTCCATTTAACCAACAAGGAAATATTGCCATTCACTGCCTTTTCCTCTACGGTAATTGAATGGACTTGTTCATCAATCGTATCTGGAGTGTCTGCTACCGAATTATATATCTTTGTAACCTCTCCAAGTTTTTCGTTGATGTCGTCTTGGAGTCCTTTAAGGTAGTTTTTAAGTAAGGAGACAAATTTTCGTCCATCCCCTAGTATAGAAGAAGGTAAATTATTAGCACCGTTGTCCATAATATACCTCCTATAATAAACCTACGATAGCTTCTACCATGTCTTGTTCTACGTCCATATTAAATCCATGATTGGACATAGCAAGAACAATAACTAGTTGAGCAATAATATTGCCGAAGGCTTCGTTATCGAATGGAACTTGGTCTGTAACAGCAGATACAAACTTAGGTCTCTTATAATAACGAATCTTCATTGGTAATCTCCCATATACTGTAGCTGTTCTGTCTCTGACTATAACTGGAGCTTGGTTAGTTGTTTTGTACCAGTCTTCTGGCACAGTTTCTGTTTCTTGTGTGAAAGTATGGTCTCCTACTACTTCATAGTAGCCGTGGTCAATCAACACATGCCAGATAAAGTTAATCGCATCATTAATATAAGCAATTAGTTCCTTATCCTCATATCCACTCTGGATATTATCACTAAGACGGTCTCGAAGTGCCGCCTTGTCCATTAGCTCTCGGACTGTCATCTACTTTCACCTCTCCCGTTATAGACTTAACATCATACACTGTATACGTTACTAATTGTCTTTGTTGTAACACTTTATCAAATGGAACTGTATCAGATAATACTTTTACATGTGGTCTACTAGCAAAGTATCTTACAATTAATGTTCCATCGTGATTAGGGTTCATATGAGACAACTTGATTCCATCTACTTCTTGATGATATTCAATAGGGAATTGACCGCATAAAGAAATGAAATCTTCTGGTCTTGCTACCTTAGCAGTTCCCTCAATATTGAACGTCTTAATTAGTTCGGGACTGGATGCTTCTGATAGCTCTAGGCTTAGCCTGTCAATGGCTACATTTAAACTCATCAATAACTCTTCGTCAGATAGAGCTAGCTTTTGCATATCTCCTAATCTCTGGCGAACGAGGATAAGTAAATCGTTAGCTGTCATGTCTCCTCCTAAACAAAAAATTGAACTGGTCTATCTATTGGTCCAGCAGACTCTGCTTGTACTAATTTGTTGATTTCAGCAGTAATTAAACCCGCTATCGTATCAGCACTAAAGTTGCCATTCAATAAACCAGCAGTATATCTAACAAACATATCATATAAAAGATATGGTAAATCTATTTCATCTTCAATAGATTCAATAGGGTCAAGGATATATAAGTACAACATATTCACTGGGCTGTTAATTTTTACAGACCCTCGAATAAATTTGTACCCACCATCGTACCCTTCAAACGATTTAAAGCCACCAAAGTCATCTGGTAGCTTAGCCATCCCTTTAACAGGATTTAATTTCTTCTCTTTTGTAATCCAATAAGACTTAGCATTAATTAAAGATAAATTCACATACCTTAGTACTAAGTTCATTGCATCTATAATTTCTGGGTCACTATGCTTTCTAGTGGCGTTCTCCCCCAATACATAAAGGATTGAGGTAACTACATCACGGACAATAATCATAAGTACACCTTCGTTTTCCCAGTAGTTGTTCTAAATTCGGGGTTTCTCATTAGCCATAGCCGAATCCATTTCTCGTATTCTGCTTTATCTTTGCCTTGGCAAGATAATGCCATCTGCAATTCAATATCGCTATCAAATCTATGCCGAGGAATACGAGCAATACACTTGGCTTTGCCTCCGTCTATACGACCTTCTTCCCCGCTATTTCTATCTTCTCTAGCTTGTTTAAGGACCTCTGTTTCGTCATAGGTATGACTAACCGTCCAGGTATCCTTTTCTACTTCTACTGTTGTACTAATTCTCAAGGTCATCCCCCCTTATAACAAAAAAAGAGGGGTGGATATACCACCCCATAGGATTATTTTGTAATGCCGTACAAACGAGCATTGGCGATTGGAGCAGTACACTCTAGTGTAGCTGTACCAGTGATAATGGATTCTTGGTAAGTACCACGTCGTTCCAAGTCCTCTTTGTGGAATGGAATTAAGTAGCCAAGTTTCCAGTATTGTAAGTCAAGTAAATCGACTACATCATCAGTATACATACGATGAGCAATCAACTGAACAACGCCGAAGTCAGTTTCTAAGACGTCTACTACTTGAGTAAGTTTCTTAGCTTCCATTGCAACGTTACGTTGTGCGTTAGCAGTAAATGTAGATGCTTTACGTTTGTTTTTACCAGACATAACAGCAATGTCTACGTCGCCGCCACGACCCCATACAGCTTGCATTGCATCGTTCAATGCATCCATATTGAACTCACCAGCTTTTGCTAAAGAACCAGCGTCAATGGAGTTGCAATAAGTCAATTCCATCTTACCAGCTGTTACAGCTGCACTTGGTTTAACTGGAGAGCCTGTTGTTTTATTTGTATCTTCTGCTGTCAAATGAAGACTGAATGTATCTGGCGTAATTGCCTTCACAAAGTATTGTGTATTAGGCTTTAATTTAGAATCAAGGGTGTTACCTTGTGTAGCTCGTAATGTTACACGGTCACCATTAATAAAGCGATGAGCGGATAATGTAACAACACCAGCGGCATCCATTGTTACTTCACGGAAGTTATCTAAGAAGTATGGAAGACCACCAAAACGACCAGCAGTTGCATCGTCAAATGGAACTTTCGTTTTGTTAGTAACGATAGCGTATTCCAAATCTCGTGCAATCTCTTTAGATGCTTTTAACATTTGGTAGCCTTTTTCATCACGTACACCATACTTTTTGATAGCTTGAGTGATGTCGGACACGTTGTACCCGTGTTCAAATTGTTGAGTGTAGTTGGATTCACGTCTACGAGGTGTAGCTTGGCGAGTGGAGAAGTCATGAACCTCTAGTGTCGCATTGTCCATCGCAGGTCGTAAAGAATCACATAACCAGTTATGTTCTGTAGAATGTACAGAAAGTTTTCCAAATCGGGAAGTCAATAAAGTTTGGTCTGGGTCGATATTCGTAATGAAATCCAAATTGTTAATCTTATGCTTTCACATAAGTTCAGACTATATCATCCTTGTTCGGGTCTAGCGTATAGTCGTTGGGAGAGATTATGTTTTTGTCTGTAGGTGTCTAATCGTAATTGCTTTCTTTGGACATTAAACCCAAAGTCTGTAGATGCCAACGATTTAAGATTAATACGGAAAGCGTATACATCTTTTTTAGGAGCTTTTTGTGGAACTTCACAAATCTTTTTAGTCTCGATTCCTAAACTTGTGATAATTCGTTTTACATCCAGAATCCAAGAATAAGTGACTCTATATCCACATTCAAAGTTAGTGTTATGCCCATTACTTCTCATGCTAATGTAGCCATCACTATCTAAAATTCCTTTTATAAACTCCATTCGTAAATTTCTATTCCAAAGATATACGTATTTAGGAATTACTTGTAATCCCAAGCTATCCTCGTATATTTTTCGGAAATAAATATTTCCAAGAGAACAGCTGTACACCTCGTTCCCTTTTGAAGTTTTCCGTTTTAACGTCTTGGTTTCTACTGGACTTCCTTTGATTTTACTAAGAATACTTGCTGTGTATTCAATAAAATCTTTATCTATAGCTTCTAAGCGAAATATATAATTATTGTCGCTTCTTTTTTCTATATGTCCATCACCAAAACATAAACCTAACAGATAAGCATAATCCTTCTCTGCTGATTGCCCATTATCCATATGTTCTATCTCCTTTGTTTTCACACTTTGGTAAAAAGAGCTTTAGGGGTTTCCAGCATATAGCTAGATTTTACATGAACAATTTCATTTATTCATGTCCTCAACCTTGCCCACTACTTTATAAGACTTTACAGCAGTTTCTTGTGCCAAAGTTAAATCTCCTATTTTTCAAAATAATTCATTTGGGCTAATAGTTTAGCCTGTTCATCAATGTTTAAGTTTCGTAATTTAGAATAGTCAATCTCTCTTGTAGGGTTACCTGGTTGGGTAGTAGCCGCACCAGCTGGTTCTACATAAGGTGGTTTAGGACCACGTTGTTGAGGGATTGCTTGCTTTTTAGCGATTGTAGGTACATTACGTGCACCATAGAATTCGTTTCGCACAACTGTCATGTATTGGTCTACAATATTTGCATCGTAATTTTCTAATGCCTGTTTAATTTGTACTGCCTGTGCATAAGGGAGTTCATTTAGTTTCTGTAATGCGTACGCATCAATCTCTCGGTAATTAGGGTCTTGTGTGTACTTGTACATCGTTTTATTGAAGTTGTCTACGACGGCTTGTCGTTGAGCCTCTTCTTGTTGCTGTTGCCACACTTGAGCCTTAACTGTTGCAATAGAATCAGCAAAAGCCGCTTGGTGCATAGTGTTGTATTCATCGAATTCTTCTCCGAATGTGCTTTCAACTTCTGCTTTAGCGTATTCTGCTAACTTTTCATAGTAAGTTTTTTGTGTGAACTGAGGTTCACTTGGAGTTGGTTCTTGAGGTTGTTGAGGCTGTGCTTGTGGTTGTACTTGAGGTTGAGGAGTATACATTCGCATTTGTCTACGCTCATCAGCAAGCTGTTGCGTTTTGCGTGTATAATCTTGATTTCTCATGTATCCGTGGAGCAACTCATCTAAACTAACTTCTTGTTCCACTCCGTTGACTTTTACGACGTATGTTTCAGGTTCTGGAGGAGCTGATTGTACATTAGGAGAGTCGTCACTCTCCGGTGTATTCGGTTCCTCTTGATTCTGGTCATCGTCCATAGAGCCACCATTAAAAAAGACTGGATTCCCATCTTGGTCAATACCAAAATCGG